CTGGTTTTTAGATAATGATAATGTCCATAAACATCAATTTAATGGCTTACAAAAACTCAAAGAGAAGTTCTTGACAGACAAAAGTCTGACTTATGATAATGAATCTAATATGGGTCAGGGCATACTACATTATACATCATCTTTGTTACATTTGGTAATGGTTACTTTTAGGGATAAGCTTTATAATATGTGGTGCAAAGAATTAAACCTAAATCCCAATGATCACGAGGACTTGTTGTCCTCAGATGACTCTTACACCATTTTCTGTCCAGAAATCTCCAAATCAGATACTGCAACAGCAAAAGTGAAATTATTCATGTTTCTCAAATGTCAGCAGGTGTCTGAATATTTATTTAACTGCAGAACATCAAAAGTGAAATCTAGTATAAATCCCATCATAGGAGAATTCAATTCACTATTTATAAGTAACATGACATTCATACCAACATTATTTAAGTATTGTTTATCATCAGTTCACCCCGTCAATACTGATTCTTTTTATCGTATGGTTAAAGAATCATATAGTTCTAGCAGACAAATAGTTGAAAATGGAGGTGGTTTAGATTTGTATTTATTATCTAATTTCCTCAATAAAAGATATTGTGAAGAAATTTATCACACATATCCAGGTGGTCACAATGATCCATCTAAATATTCACTAAATACCATTCCTTATCATATGGGTAGATTTCCAATATTCAATCCAGCATTAATGGTGTGTTTTGGACCAGAATATTACAATTTCCATATATATAAAAATTTGTGGACCACAATGTCAGACCTGGAAAAAAATTTTTTTATGGTTTCTCACAAAATAATCAAGGGCACAGTAATTGATACGATGGCTGAATTTGAAGAAGGAGACACTGTTCTAGGTGGTTTGTTAAGAATTGAAGCACACACAGGACCGGTGAGACAATTAGAAAGAATTAGAGACAGTGCACTAATGACTAGAGAACAAATTTCAGAAATAATAACTAGGGATCCTATGATTATTTTAAGAAAACCCAAAACCATAGAAGAAACCATTTTTAAAGTGACTCATAAATTATACACCACTGGATCAAAAGAAGCTCTTAAAAACATTGCAGCATCTATTTATTATGGGAGAGTCTCAGCATCTGTTTCTGCAAATGCTTATCATATACCAGGGTCAGATTTAGAAGTGACTACTTTCGACAATTGCTATAAACATCTAATGATGGAAACAATCCCACAGGAGTTTGATCAGCATTTCAGGTTTTTGTATCCCAAAACAGATGATTATCAAATTTTTATTGATAAAAATCATGAAAGATTGACTCACACGATCAGAAACCCACTTGAAATACAAACAATTCAAACTTTGATAACTCACAAAATCTACACAAAGTTAACACAACCTGTCCCAGATATTTTGTCATACAAATGGGGTTACACTAGAATTCCCACTCATCTTGAGACCAAGGTTG